CACCGATGACGTTGAACGCGGTCGGGTTGGTCAGCGTGGTGCTGCCGGCGGTGGAGAGAGCCACCTGGACGACGTCCTTCGGGCGCTTCACGTCAGCCGAGAAGTCGGAGGCGAAGTTACCGAGGGCCGCGAGGCGGTTCGAGAGGTTGGTGAGGCTGAGCTCGGCGACGGTATCGACGATCAGAGCGCTGTTGATGGTGTTAGGCATGGGTAGCTAGTAGGTTGAAGTGAGGGGAAATTATTTGGAGAAGAGGACGGCCTTGTGCTTCTTGAGGAAGGCGCGGCGCTCAGGGCCGGCAGGCATCGAGGCATACTGCTCGTGGATGGAACCGACGGCGGCGGCAACGACCGGGGCGGCGACAGGGGCCACGCCAGAAGAGGCGAGGATGTTCGCGGCTTCGACAGAGGCGGTGGCCTTGGAGGCTTCGAGCTCGACAATCTTGGCGTTGGCCTCGGCGAGGGCGGCTTCCAGTTCCTGAACCTTCTGGTCCTTGGCGGCGGCATCGACCTTAGCCTGGTCGAGTTCGGCAGAGACGTTGACCACGGAGGCTTCGACCGTCTTGCGGAGGTCGTCGCGTTCAGCGGTGAGGGAGACGACAGCGGCCTCGGCGGCCTTGAAGCGTTCTTCGATGGTCATATACTATTGCGTAGGGGGTAAGGTTAAGCGGCCTGCTCGAAAGCGGCGAGGGCCTCGGCGAAGGAGGTGGCCAGACCCGTGACGAGGTTCTTGGCGGCGGCTTCCCGGCCAGAGAACACTTGGCCTTCCATGTCTTCGCGGCTGGCGAGCGAGCGCTTGCGGAGGACCGTCTGCTTGAACTCTTCATGCATGGCCTCGATGGACTTCTGCTCGAGCTCGCGCATCTCGTCGGTGTAACCTTCGCCGGCGATGTTCGGGGCCTTGTATTTGCCCGCACGGAACACCTCGACCTTGAGGCCCATGTTCTTGAACGCTTCGTCGTAGGACTCGTCCACGGCGATCACACCTATGGAACCCACCATGGCGGAGGGCGATGCGATGACGTAGTCGGCTTGAGAGCCGGTGTAGTATGCCCCGGAGGCCATGAGCTTCTTGGCGTAGGACATGGTCGGCAGAGGGATGCTGGCAATCTTGTCGGCTAGTTCGGGCGTGCCGACGACAGTCCCACCAGGGGAATCAATCTCGAAGGCGATGCGCTGGACCGCAGGGTTGGCAAGGGCTTCGTCAATCTGGTCGCTGACCTCGGTCATGTCCATGGCCCCGGTCATCTTCTCGAACTTGGTCAGGCCGACGCCCAGAAAGCCCTGGAGCGGGATGACCGCCGTTCCGCCCTGCGTGACGTAGGGCTTCGCGACAGGGTTGAAGAACATATCCAGCACGCTGTCCACGACGCCGTATTTCTCGGCATACTTCATGTGGTTCGCGGCCTTGATAGGGTCGCATAGCAGGGGCTCGCGCCCGGACAGTCCGTTGATTAAGCACTTCATGGATTAGAGGGTTCGGGAGGGGGAGGGAGGTCGAGGTTGTCGGCGACCGCGTCAGGCGTCTGGCTATTAGCCTGACCCTGCTGCAGCCAGTTGAAGGCCGACTGGTAAAGCATCCACAGCGGGAGGTTCCGCTCCTTGGACTTCTGCACGAGCTTCTCCATCTCGACGGCGCGCTGCTCGAGCACCTCGTCGTAGGTCATGCCCTTCTTGCCGAGGATGGCCTGCGCCGTGGTCAGACCCATCTGCAGGTCGGCTCGGTCTTGCGAGGCTTCGCGGCCAGCGTCCACGGTGATGTCGCGGGGCGTGATCCAAGACTTGCGGTTGAAGTCCGGGTCGTCGGGCAACTTGCCCTTGGCGATGGCGTCGGCGATGACGTAGTCGTAGACGCGGTCGAGGTTGTCGATGAGGATGCTCTGCCACTTGGCCGCCCAGCGGGAGACCTTGCTGGCGACGAGACGGACCGAGGCCCCGCCAATCTTGGACGGGTCAACCTGGTACTCGTAGGGGAGCAGGCGAACGATGTCGCGCTCGATGGCGGTCATCATGCCCATCCACGCCGGAGAGGGGCGGTTGTTCGCGAGCTGAGAGAGGTCCTCGTTCGTATCGACGACGAGCATCTTGCCGCCCATCTGGCTGGCCATCTTCTCGCAGGAATTGTAGTCGCCGGAGAACTTAGAGGCCGGGTCGTCCTGCAGAACGCCGCCCTGCTTCTTGAGGATGAGGGTATGGTCGGCGCTGTCGCGGACCGCTCGCTTCTCGAGCTCGAAGACTTCCAGATGGTCCTGCACCGAGTTGAGGCTGGACTGCAGCACGGGGTAACCGCGCACCGCAGACGGGCGCTCGAACTCCATGACCTGGAGCATGGACTGCACCGGGACATAGCGGTCCTTCTTGTCGCCGTCAGTGTAGACGTTCCATCCCGTGATCTCTCCATACGTTCCGAGGTAAGCCCCGTCCACGTTGCTGGTGTCGAACTTGTCGGAGGGAGAACCCACTCGGTGACTCTCAAGGATTTGCACTTTCGGAACGCCGGTCTTCGGGTCGTTGGTCAGGATGCCGAACGAGTCGCCGTCGATGAGCGCGCCCGACATCCACATGGCCTGAATCTGGCCGAGGTTGTAGCGGTTCGTCAGGTCGCAACGGACAGCCCAGTCGCGGAAGTAGTTCTGGTGCTCGATTGCCACGCGAGGGTCGCGGGCGTTCGACTGCACGACGAGGCCGTCGCCGACGGAGACCAGGACGGCTTCATCGACGCACTGCTTGTAGAGCGGGCTGTTGCGGACGGCCCAGCGGGACTTCGCCACCATGGCGATGCGCGTGCCGGACGTGACCTCCTTGCGCTGGTCGGTGACCCCACCGATGAACAGCATACGCCGCGAGCCCGACTGAGTCGTGCTGGCGAACTGAGAGTACGAGGCGGACGGCCCCTTCTTCTCGGTCTTGGTCTTGGGCGTGGTCTTCTTTCGCATCAGAGGTCAACCCGCATATCCCAGTTCTTCTGCACGGAGGTATGAGCACCGCCATACTTCTTCGGGTCGATACGGGACAAAGCGTAGTTAATCTCCTGCAGGCGGCGTTCGGGAGGCATCCCAAACTGTTTGTTCACACTCGTGCCGGAGTCAGAGTATGAGGTGACAGCCAATCCGAGCTGCCCTAGTGCTTCCTGCTTGTATTGCAGCAGCACGTCCTCTGATACGCCTACGTAGATGCCGAGCATATACTTATTGCGGGGCGGGTAAGGTTTGCGGCTCGTCCCGACCGAGCAGGCCCCAGCGCGCCGCGATAAGCATCCCGAGAAGCTCGCAGTCGAAAGCGTGGTTGTCGCGGACTCCCTTGCGTAGTCGCCACATGGCCTTGCCCGCCTCCTTGATGCGGACCTCCGAGTTCAGCTGCTCGATATACCCGGGGTCGGCATCCCGGGCAAACGTGAACACCTTACGCGAGCGCATACCGTGGAACAGGTCCTTGCCCGACAGATTGGACCAGACCACCAGCGCCGTCGGCGTGCGGATGCCAGGGACGTGGATGGCGGTCGGGGTGTTGTAGAACCGCCGGACGGTGTCCCCGGCCTTCGTCTTGACGTTGAAGTATTCCTGACCCGAACCCTTCGAGCAATACCAGCCACGGGTGGCGCACTGCTTGTAGACCGTCTGGGTCGTGGTGTCCGCGCCGCCAGAGTCCACCATGACGAGCTGAGGGTGGACGCCGTGCTTGACCGCCAGGGCGTCGAGGCCGGACCAATCGCCTAGGCCGTCAGTGCTCAGGACCTTGCCGAAGTAGACCAGCCGGCTGTGGCCCGTTCGTGCCCACTGACGCACGACCACCCAGAAGTGGTCCGCCTGACAGTCGATTTGCAGGGTGATGAACTTGACCGAGCCTTCAGTCGCGTCGTCCTTGTCCACGATCTGACCGCGCGGGCTGATGTAGCAGACCGCTTCCCAAGGGTCGGCCATGGCGTAGTCCGATGACTCCGTCGAGACGACCATGCTACCCGTGCCGTCATCACTCCAGGGTAGAGCCAGATACTGGTTCTTAAACAGCATACGCGGGGTCTGGTCACCGACCAAGTCTGCCACCTGCTTGGCCTTGATCATGTCCACGGCCAAGGACCCCCAGCTCGTGGATGCCAATGCGTTGACGTGGAGCCCGACGTAGCCGGCCTTCTCAGCCTTGGTCGTGGCCTCGAACCCGGCGCCGCGCTCGACCTCGTTGCAGATCGTGCGGACCTCGTCGTTGTCCTCCATACGGTGACGGCACTTAGAGCACTCGTAGGTCGTGCCCTGTTGCACCGCCTCAAGGTCCCAGCCGTCCACCATCTTGGCGCCTTCGGGAAAACGGATGTAGTCCCACAGCCAGGGCTGGCGGTGGTTGCACGAGGGACAGACGAACATCCATTCACGCTGGTCGGTCATCAGGTAGAACTTCCAGAACTCCGCACCCTGTCCTTCGATGTCCCCGGGCTGGCTCTCGTAGATCGCCTTGCTCGCGAACGCCGCCGCCTTCAGTCGGCTCATGCTCATGGCCAGCGCGCCGTTCGGCCACTGCCAGCACTCAGAGCCCAAGACGTAGCGGACGTGCAAGGACTGCAGGTGCTTCTCCGTCGAGGCCGAGCGGTTGTGAATCAGCGACCCATCCGCGAACCGCAACGTGCCCGACTTATCGTTGTCGTCCCCGGACATCTGGCTGCGGATGTCGGACACCTGGTCGAACAGCGGGCGCAGCTCGTTAAGCGTGAACGCCTTCGCCTTGTCCTGCGAGTCGAGGAAGATGGCCATCGACGCACGGCGGTTCGCCATCAGGTAAGTCGCGCAGAGTTTCAGCGTCAGCGTCTTCCCGCAGCCGATTGCCCAGGGCATAAACAGACGCGAGGTCGTCGGAGCGTTGAAGATGCGGACGGCCTCACCGATCCATGGCCAGCGCTTCGGGTTGTAGCCGCCATCGAACACGCCCGCAGGAATCTTCTTAACGTTCTCCTTCAGGTAAGCGACCGGGTCGCTCAAGGCCGACGGCCTGACCACGGCCAGCCCTTCCTCGAAGAGCTCGTCGGCGTTCACGGCTTCGGTTCCTCCAGCACTCCGGCCACCCGGGCAATCTTCTCGCGGGCCTCACGCGCCCACTCCGTCAAGACACCGATGGCTTTCACCGGGTCCTTGGGGTTGCAGTTCTCACCGCACTCCGAGCCTAGCGCGTCCAGCCGCTCGACGATCAGGCCAGCCAGACGGAGCATCGCCTCGCGCGCTTCGGTAGCGTCGATGTGCTGACGGGCGAACACCGAGCGCCGTTCCTGCTCTTCGCGCAAAGCCACCGCCTGCTTCAGGCTCTGGTTATAGGTCACTTGATAGCGGCCAGCCTCGGCATCGCCGGCACGCAGCATCCGCTCATACTTCTCGCGGGCGAGCACGACCAGGCGCTCGTGCTTCTCGATCGTCTGCTCGAAGCTTGCGTCGGGAATTCCCTCCACGTC